AAGTAGATCAGCTCGGCAGTAACGCTATGGCAGATGTGAATTTTAGGCGTAGCCTGCAAGGTTTGCCGCCCTTAGAACGCCCAACCGTATCCGGCTCAGGCGCCAGCACTAGCGCCGAGCCTTCTGAGCCAATAAACCCGCGCGATGTGGTTTACGGCGATGAGGGCGAGCAGGCCCGTCGTGGAAGGCGTCGCCGCACACGTCGCGGCACCATGTTGACCGGCGGCAAGGGTGTGCTGGGCGATGCGCCTGTTGAAAAGAAAACATTGTTAGGAAGCTAGATGGCCGACGAAACCGCACAGATATTGCTGAAGCGATTGGACAGTCTTGTCGTCCAAAGGCAGACCTGGGAAAGCCACTGGCAAGAGGTGGCCGATTTTGTCGTGCCGCGCAAGGCAGATGTCACAAAAAATAGATCGGCCGGTGACAAGCGCTCCGAGCTGGTATTCGACGGCACGGCAATCCATGCCGCCGAGCTGCTAGCTGCAAGCTTGCATGGCATGCTGACCAATGGCAGCACAAGCTGGTTCAGTCTGCGATATTCAGACCGCGAGCTGAACGGCGATGATGAGGCCATGGAATGGCTGCAAAGCGTCGAAGACGTGATGTACCAGGCATTCAATCGCTCAAACTTTCAAGAGCAGATTGCGGAGCTTTACCTTGATCTAGTGACCTTTGGCACGGCAGTCATGTTTGTAGATAAGGATGAAGATCAGCAGGTCAGGTTCTCAACACGGCACATTCGCGAATGCTTTTTGTCAGAAGATGACAAAGGCCGCGTGGATACGGTCTATCGCAAATTCAAGATGCCAGCGCGCGCTGCGATGCAGCGATTTGGTGACGACAAGTTCGATAATAAAATTCAGCAAAAGGCGTCAAAAAATCCCTATGAGGAAATCACGCTTGTTCATGCTGTCTTCCCACGCGAAGAACGCGACGCAACCAAGGTCACAGCAGAAAACAAACCTTTCGCATCCGTGTACATTGAGCCGGATCAAAAAGTGGTGCTTTCCGAAAGCGGCTTTGACGAGTTCCCATATATGGCGCCACGCTTTACCAAGGCCAGCTCCGAGCTGGGATATGGACGCAGCCCATCCATGACCGCGCTGCCGGACATCAAAATGCTGAACAAGATGTCTGAGGTGACTATCCGTGCCGCGCAAAAGCAAGTTGACCCACCGCTCCTGGTGCCAGATGACGGCTTCATGTTGCCGGTCAGAACCATACCAGGCGGTCTTAACTTTTACCGCGCCGGCACACGCGACCGCATCGAACCGCTAAACATTGGCGCCAATAATCCGCTTGGTTTGAACATGGAAGAGCAGCGCCGGCAGGCCATCCGTGCTGCTTACTATGTAGACCAGCTCATTCTCGGCACTGGGCCGCAAATGACTGCGACGGAGGTTGTCCAGCGCACGGAAGAAAAAATGCGACTGCTTGGCCCCTTGACCGGCCGGCTCAGCCAGGAGCTGCTGCAACCGCTTATCACGCGGGTCTATAGCATCCTATCGCGTCAGAAAGCATATGAACCCGCACCAGAATTTATGACGAACCAGAACCTCGAAATCGAATATGTCAGCCCGTTGGCAAAAGCACAGCGCCAGGGCGACATACAATCCATGACGCGCCTGCTGGAACTTATGGGGCCACTGACCCAGCTCGACCCGTCGATCTTGGACTATGTGGACAGCGACGGCATCTCGAAACATCTAATTAAAATATTGGGTGTGCCGGCAGCAGCCGTGCGGGGCGACCGCGAGGTGGCCTTGTTGCGCGCGCAGCGTGCGCAACAGCAGCAGGCAGCAGCAGAGCAGGCTGAGCTTGTTGAGACCGCAGAGGCAGCAGGCAATGCAGCGCCGATGGTGCGCGCGCTTGATGCGGTGCAGTCGTGAGGCCGGAAGATACAGTCGAGCTGTATAAGCTCGTTTTCGACACCGAAGACGGCGACAAAGTTCTGTATGATTTGGGTCTTAGGTTTTGCGAGCAAAGCTCAACATTCTCAAATGACCCATGCGAGACAGCCTACCGTGAAGGCCAGCGCACGGTAGTGCTATTTATTCGATCAATGCTGCGCGACAAAGCTAACGAAGAGGACACCGTTTCAATATGAGTGAAGAGCAGGTAGCTGAGGTCTCTGCTGATGCAGAGGTAGCCCAGTCTGTTGCTAGTCCAGAAGACTGGCGCACTGGAATACCCGAAGAAATTCGGGGGCATAAATCTTTAGAACACATTAGCGATGTAGGGGCTTTGGCTAAATCCTATGTAAATGCGCAGAGTATGATCGGCGCAGACAAGGTAGCTATCCCTGGTAAGCATGCGACGCCGGAAGACTGGGACGAAGTCTATCGTCGGCTTGGGCGACCTGACACGCCTGACGCCTATGAGTTGGTGAACGAGGTGCCGGACGGCGTCGCAGTCGATGACGACCTTGTGAGCTGGTTCAAAGGGGCGGCGCATGAGGTGGGGCTGACAGAAGGCCAGGCCCAAAAACTGCTCGCAGGTTATAATGAGATGCTGGGCAGTTCCGTTGCGACAAGCGACGGGCAGATTGAGCAGATCAGAACCGAAACGGAAATTGAGCTTAAAAAAGAATATGGCGCGGCTTTTGATGACCGGCTTGGCAATGCCAATGCTGTCATGGATGAATTTGCAGTCGAAGGTTTGACCGAGCTGCAAATGGCCGACGGCACATTGCTGGGCGATCACCCAGAGGTCATTCGCATGATGGTCAACATTAGCGAGTTTATAAACACCAAGATCGGTGAGGACAGCCTAGAGGGTATGAAGACATCCGGCGAGATGACCACAGCCGATGTGCGCGAAAGGTTGTCAGAGCTGACTGCAACGGGTTCACCCTACTGGGATCAGAAACACCCAGAGCATGATTTCTTTGTGACCGAGGCATTACGCCTACGCGAAATGTCAGATGTCTGACCGAGAGTTTCGGCTTGAGGTCTTGCGGCTGACGCTGGAGACAGCCTCAGCAACGATAATACAAAACCCGCTTGAGCAAGCGGATAAGAATTTGCAGTGGTGCTTGCAGCCCCTTGATAAGCCAGTGGCCCAAGGGAAAAAAGCGCCCAGCAAAAAATCCAGATAACCACACGGCCTGGTCGGTGCAACCGTCATTGCAAAACCTTTTCGTCCACCATTCTGGTGGGTAGCGATCCTTAAACGCAACCGTGATGAAAGGAGGTACTCAAATGAGTACACAAATCACAACTGCGTTTTCCCAGCAATTTAGCGCTAACGTGCAACTGCTTAGCCAACAGATGGGTTCCATCCTAAGAGGTGGCGTATCTGAGGAAGCAGTGACCGGCGAAAAAGCATTTTTCGACCAAGTCGGGAGCGCCGCTGCTGTGAAACGCACCAGCCGCCACGGGGACACCCCCACGGTGGACACACCCCATAGCCGCCGCATGGTGACTATGGACAGCTACGAGTGGGCTGACCTTATCGACGATGCCGATAAAGTTCGCATGCTCATTGATCCCACATCAACCTATGCCAGAGCTGCTGCCGCAGCCATTGGCCGGTCAATGGATGACAGCATTATCGAAGCTGCTATTGGCACGGCCAAGACCGGCAAGTCCGGCGGGACAAGCACAACCATGCTTTCTGCAAACCAGATTGCAAACGGTTCTGCCGACCTGACCTTGGCAAAGCTCATTGAGGCCAAGAAAATTCTTGACCTTGGCTCGGTTGACCCGTCGATCCCACGTCATATCGCCGTGGGGCCAGACCAGATCGAAGCCCTGTTGAACAGCACGACTGTAACGTCGTCAGACTTCAACACGGTCAAAGCGCTGGTTCAGGGTGAGATCAATAGCTTCATGGGCTTTCAGTTCCATGTCAGCACACGTTTGACTAAATCAGGCAACATCCGCTCATGCTTTGCATGGGCCGAGGACGGCATCAAGCTTGCCGTTGGCAAGGATGTCCAAAGCCGGATCGATGAACGTGCCGATAAATCATATTCGACGCAGGTGTACTACTGCGCTTCTTTCGGGGCGACCCGCATGGAAGAAGCCAAAGTGGTGCAGATTGACTGCGACGAGAGCGCATAAGGAGGGCTTGAGAAATGGCTACAGTTTATAGCACTCAGCGTACAACGCTTACGCAAGACGATCCCTCTGATTTCGTGAAAGCCAACGAGCTTAGCGGCGAGGTGCGTGTTGCCCACGGCACATATGAGGCATCCTCTCTGGCATCTGGTGATGTCATTGAGATGTTTGCATTGCCCGATGGCGCGCGCATTCTGCAAGGCCAGTTGGCGCACGATGCACTGGGTTCGTCTACCACGTTGTCTGTTGGGTTTGCAGCTCACACCAACTCTGCCGGCACCGCAGTTTCTGCGTCTGCCGCAGCGTACAAAGCTGCCGCCGCTTCAACGTCAGCTCAGATCGTGGACATTGCTGCCACGCTCGCTTTGCTGAATGGTGAAGAGGTTGACGCCAACGAAGACGGCAAGGTCGTGACTGTGACAATGGGCGGTGCCGCAGGCACCGGATCAATCGCAGTGACGATGCTTTACGTCACCAACTAGGTGAAGGGGGGCAGCTCCGGCTGCCCCCTTTTTTCTGTAAGGATTTATCATGGCAAGCATTGTTGACATTTGTAACAGCGCGCTCAATCAAATTGGCGCTTCTAACATTATTGATTTGACCGAGGATAGTAAGGCCGCGCGCATATGCAATCAGCGGTTCGCCTTTGTGCGCGACAGCGTGTTCCGCGCGCACCCCTGGAATTGCTTGACCACAAGGGCGTCCATATCGCCCGACGCCGAAACACCAGCATTCGAGTTTTCACAGCAGTTTACACTGCCGACCGATCCGTTTTGCCTGCGTGTTTTGCAGCTCAGCGACACAGACATCTTATACAAAATTGAGGGACGCAAGCTCTTGTGCAACGAAAGCACCATCGAAATGATTTATATTGGGCGGGTGCTGGATGGCAATCAGTATGATCTGCTTTTGACCGAAACCATTGCTGCCGCACTCGCAGCCGATCTAGCCTATCCCTTGGTGGGCAGCTCGGCGCTTACGTCAAATATGTATTCGCTATATCAAAACAAACTAACCGAGGCGCGCTTTGTTGATGCAACCGAGGATAACGACATTAACACGTCAGTGATATCTGACAGCCGGACGGTTGCTGCCGATACCTTTATCAATTCGAGGTTCTGATGGCGAAGGCGTCACCAGCGTTTACAAACTTTACGGCCGGCGAGCTGTCGCCTCGGCTAGATGGCCGAACAGACCTTGCCAAATACCAGAACGGGTGTAAGACGCTTCAAAACTTTATTGTGCATCCTCACGGTGGCGCAAGCCGCAGGCCAGGCACAACTTTTGTGCGCGAGGTCAAAAACAGCGCAAACGCTGCAAGGCTAATACCTTTCGAGTTTAATGTCACGCAAACATATATCCTGGAGTTTGGTGACCAGTATTTTCGAATTCACAAAGACGGCGGCACGGTTGTGTCGAGCGGCAGTCCGGTCGAGGTAACAACGCCATACGCACATACTGATCTGGACAAATTGAAATTTACACAAAGCGCGGATGTGATGTATATCGTCCACCCAGATTTTGCCCCGCGCAAAATTACACGCACAAGCCATACGGCATGGACAATTGCAGAGGTTGATTTCTTGCGCGGCCCGATGGGCGAGGCCAACACAAGCTCAACAACTTTGGTGGCCAATGGGCGCACCGGCTCGGTGACAATTACAGCTAGCGCAGATGTTTTTGTAAGCACTGACGTGGGGCGTCTGGTGCAACTGCATGAGGGCTTTGCAAAAATCACGGGCTTCACCAGCGCGACCAGCGTGACAGCCACTGTGCAAGATAATGCCGAGGGGCGCGCGGAGCTGACGCCCAGCTACACGGCGACGACAATATCCGCGCATGAGGGCGACCCAAGCGCAACCGGCCTTGAACACAATGACCGTTACCAAGACACTGCGGGACAGTTTGTTGAGCAGGGCTTCAAGGTGGGTCAAAAAGTAGTTGTGACGGGCTTCACGTCGGCGGCAAACAATGAGACCAGCGCAATTATTGTGCGCGCCACTGACGATACGATCTTGCTAGCACCCAGCGCGGATTTGGTCGATGAGGCTGCCGGTGACAGCGTTACCATTGCAGGCAAACTGGAGGCATCAACAGAGTGGGCGCTGGGCGCGTTTTCGACAGCCACCGGCTTTCCGGCAGCCGTTACATTTTACGAACAGCGCCTGGTGTTTGCTTCAACTACCACGCAGCCCCAGACATTGTTTTTCAGCGTTGGCGGCAGCTTTGAAGATTTTGCAGCAGGCACCGACGGGGATGACGCGCTGACCTACACGCTTGGTTCAAACCAGGTAAATATCATTCGATACCTACAGGCCGGTCGTGTTTTGCTGGTAGGAACAAGCGGCGGCGAATTTGTTGTTACCAGCTCTGAAGACGCGCCGCTATCGCCAACAAATGCTGTGGTGAAGCGGCAGGCCACTTATGGGTCGGCAGATATACAGCCGGTGCAGGTTGCAAACGTCACGCTGTTCGTCCAGCGCGCAAAGCGCAAGCTCCGCGAGCTGGTGTTCGATCTGAACACTGACAGCTATCAGGCACCCGACATGACCCTGCTCGCTGAACACATTACCGAAAGCGGGATCAAGGAGATGTCGCTACAACAAGAGCCGGACAACGTCGTCTGGTGTGTTTTGGAAAACGGTAAGTTTGTTGGGATGACTTACCGACGTGAAGAAAACGTCGTGGCCTGGCATGAGCATTTGCTGGGTGGTGCTTTTGGGACAGACGCTTTTGGGCATGCCGAAAGTGTTGCCACCATACCTGGCGACCTAAATGAGGACGACACCTATCTGGTGGTCAAACGCACCATAGGTGGCGCGACTAAACGGTTCATAGAATATTTTAAGACATTCGATTTTGGCGAAGATGTCGAGGACGCATTTTTTGTGGACAGCGGCGCGACCTATTCAGGATCGGCGGCGACAAACATTACCGGCCTTGATCATCTGGAGGGCCAGACCGTTAGCATATTAGCCAATGGCGCCGTTCACCCGGACAAGGTTGTAAGTAGTGGCGCTGTAACTTTGGATTTTTCTGTAACCAAGGCGCATATCGGCCTCAACTTTACCAGCACTTTGCAGACCATGCGCATCGATGCCGGCGGCACTGAAGGCACTGCACAGGGCAAGACGAAGCGCATACATGAGGTCGTGTTGCGCTTGTTCCGCACAGTCGGTGTGTTGGTCGGCTCATCTGAGACAGAAATAGATCGAATACCGTTTCGATCCTCTGCCGGAGCAATGACCAGCGCGACGCCGCTTTTTACCGGCGACAAAGAGATTGAATTTCGCGGCGGCTTTGACACTGACGGTTTCATTGTTGTGCAGCAGAACCAGCCTCTGCCGCTCACGATTATCGGCATATTCCCAAGGCTGATTACATATGACCAATGAGAATAGTGGACTATGAGCAAGACCATCTGCATGATCTGATGGACGGGCCTCTTAATGACGGCGCAGTAAAAAACATTGGCTATATGAAGGACTGGGCAGAAACGCTGCAACAGCCAGGCTGGTCGTTCACATTGATAGAACACGGTCACATTATATGTTGCGCAGGCATCGTCGATATGTGGCCAGGCGTAGGCGAGGCATGGTTTATCGCCAGCAATAAAATACATGAGTACCCGCGCAAGTTCATCCGCTTTGCCAAAACGGATGTTATGCAGCGGGTCATTGACGAAAACGGATTGTGGCGCGTCCAGGCAGTCTGCAAATCAGACTGGCCGGTCGCGCTAAAGTTTGCGCGCTTCATGGGTTTCGAGGTTGAGGGCGTGATGCGCAAATACGGGCCGGAAGGCATGGACTACACTAGAGTGGCATGGGTGAGAAAATGAGCTTTTTGTTTCCAATCGCAGAGGGACGCCAACAGCAGGCGGCTTACAACTATAACGCAGACATTAACGAACGAAACGCAAAGGCGGCTGATCAGCAAGCAGCCCAGCTTGTGTTTGTTGAAGAAGAAAAAATTGTGCAGTTTCGAGAAGACTTTCAAGATTTTCAGGACACTCAGATGCAGGCATTTCGTTACAATGGCTGGATCGCTGAAGAGGGAACGCCCCTAAAAGTTGCGCTTGCTAGTGCGCAAGAGGCCGATGAGGAAATCGCTACTCGCAGATTTAATGCCGAGGTCGGGGCCATAGAGCTGCGTGAGGGCGGCATTCAAGAGCGTATGCAGGGTCAGCTAAATCGCATGTATGGCAAGGCGGCTAGACGTGCCGGAACATATTCTGCTATCGGCAGCCTGCTGGGCACTGCAGCTCGTATCGGGCAAGCCTAATGCGCGTTCCAACTTATCAACGCCGCACCGAGCGCACTCAAAAAACTGGGGCCACAACCTTCTCTGTCAGGGCAAACCCAAGCGCGCTGTCTGCTGACATTCGTGCAGCAGGTAGAGCTGTAGCCCAGGTCGAGGACGCAGCTATAAGCTGGTATGAAGAAGAGCAACGGCTGCTGCGCAATGAGGAGTTGGCCGAGAAGGAAGCCCAGCTCGAAACTGAAATTGAAGGCGTTGTCACTGATCAGATGACACGCTCGCCTCAGCAGGTTTTGAAAAGCGGCACGGATGCCGAGGGAAACTCCTCGCTTAGCTTTTACGATCAAGGCAAGCAAATCTTAGAGCGCTTGGTGCTCCAAACCGACGACAAAAGAGTGCGCAACGCTTTGCAAGTGCGCGGCATTGACTACCTGAACCGCAGGCAAATTTCCGTAAATCAAAACGCTCGGACACGGTTGGTTGACCAGCACGTTGCGACAAATCTTAGAAGAGCTGACACCCTGACCAATGCAATGGCAAGGGGCAACGGTGCCGACAGAGCTGCGGCCAACCTAGAGCTGTTTGGCGGTACAGACGCTGCCGGTAATGCTGTACCTAGCATTTTTCAGAATATGGCTGCTGGCGGTCTCATCAAAGGAACAGACGCGCTAAGATATGAAAAGGAATATCGCGCCAAGGTTGATGGGCGCATCAAGGTTGCAGATAACGCAAGGCTGACCAACAACATAAACACAGCTACAATAAATGCCGGCGATCGGTCTTTGCCTATGGATCAGCGCCTTGGCGCTATAAGAAGTTTTAACGCCGAAATAAACGCTGCTGTGCAAAGGGGTACGCTGAACGAACAAGAGGCGCTTGAGCTGACCGCTAAGGCAGCAGACGACACTATTCGCGGCATAGCCCAAACTCTGTTTGCTGAGGCTGATGATGCGTCGGCGGTAGCCCTGCAAATGATTGAAGGCGACCCGATGGAGCTTGATCCAGTGCTTGGCGCATTGCTCGGTCGCATGGATCCTAGTGAAAAACAAACAATGCTTGAAGACCTCAGCAAGTTTGCTAGCAGTATTGACACCAGCCGCCGTGAAAAAGCCGAAGCAGAAGACGCCAACGCTGAGGCGGCAAACAAGTTCATGTATGATCAGATTATAAATGTGGACGCTAGCGACCCAGAGGCGCTGACCCAGGCAATAACAGATCACCAATTTTTGATTGCGCAAAATTTTTACGACACACCGGCCCAGCGTCAGGCTGCTGAAAAAATGCTTGGGCTGGCACCGCCTGGCGGCGACCAAACCAGCCGGAGTGTTCTTGCCGATCTAAATAGGCTGGACGCTGCTAACACCCTTACAATTGACGCAGTCGTGGCTCGCTCATCAGAGCTGTCAGAGGGAGACCTTAAATCGTTTATGGCTAAAGCAGTGGCAGAAAGCAAAGAGGGCTTTACAGTTGCTAAAAACTTGATAGCGACCAAATTGCGATACAACGAATTTAAAGACACAACTGGCGCTGCTGGCGAGGCTGCTGACCTAATGTACAATCGGTCAATTAGCGAGCTTCTCGACTGGTCAACTACGCCTAAAGCCGAAGGCGGGGGCGCCGGCGCTACCTTTGCAGAAACAATAGCCAAGGCGCGTTCAATAAACGTCGCAAACGACGCGGAATATTTAGAGCTGATGCAAGACGCGGCTCTTAACCTTTTGAACAGTCAAGCAATGTTTTTGCCTGGATTTGTCGTTGATCCCGCTGCGCCAATTACGTCGGCTAAGGAATATTTAAAGCAGCCCGATGTGATGGCTAAATTGGCAACCGATCCAATACTGCAAGGCATTGCGCAAAATTTAAAAGAATTTGAAAGACTAGGTCTTAAATAATGGATTACGAAAGTGAGAGGCTTGACGCTTATGATGCGTCGGAGGCAATGCGCTTTGTGACGGGCGCTATAAAGCGCGAAGACCCGATAGAGGAAGACAGCAAGGTCACGGGTCTGTTTGACCTTGACCTTATAAACCAACAAGCAACAGCGCTTGCCGATAGTCTTGTGGATACCGGCACAAAAGTTGTCCTTGGTGGAGCGCGTGATGCTGGGCAAGCTGCTTTGCTGGGCGCTCGCGATCTAGTAGAAAGCAGGGCCGAGCGATATGTCGATTTAGGCTTGCTAGACCAACCCGACAATCCTATGGAGCTGCAAGTGCCGACGCCGCGCCTGCCGACAGTAGAAGAGCCGGAAGGAATGCTTGCTACGTTAGCGCGAGACTTTGTGCAGTTTGGCACTGGCTTTTTTTTCACGCCAAACAAGTTTGGCAAATTGAATGGGGTAATCCGTTCTGGCATTGCTGACGCGGCATATTTTGACCCAGCCGAGGGCGGGTTCATTCGGCCTCTAATTGAGTATGGTGTTTTGCCAGAGGCAATCGAGTTCCTGGCAGTCGATGACATTAATGAAGAAACGCGAGCGGCACAGCGGTTGCGTGAGAGGGCAAAGCTTGCCGGTGAGGGCGCTGGGGCTGGGGCTGGTATTTCCCTCCTGATTGCTGGTCTTGGGGCTATTAAGAGAAACCCAAAACTTATGAGGTACGCAGCCGCGTCGCTTGCCACCGGATTGGGTGCCACCATTCCAAACCAAGCTGAAGCAGGGGCCATTAAAACATTTCTGAAATCTCTTACAGACAAAGAGATTGGTCTGATTAGACAGCAGGCTACCAAGCGCGGTAAGGTTGACGAAGAGCTTGCAAAAAATGTTGAGGCTGAAGCGGTTAGGATAAAAGGGTTATACCCAGAAGAAGATGGCTGGCTGCCAATTAACATAAATCCTGAAGGTGACGCCCCCACTTTTAAGGTCAAAAAGGGCGGCAAAATAGAGATCAAATGGGAGAAGCCTGCATATGCGTTTCATCTGCCGGAAAAATATCAAGGCACAAAAAATAGACCGTCGCCCGAAGAGACCGCAGCACAAAAAACAAAAATTAGCACAAGGATGCTTAGCGATGTAAATGACGTGATTGATCGGGCGCAGGCAGGTGATCAGGCGGCGATTGACATCATAAACCAAGCCAACTGGTATCGCTCTATGCGAACACGCTTGCGCCGAGAGTTTGGCGGCTTAGCCGACGTATTTGCAGACATTATCGGGGCAACGTCTGCCCAAACAAATGTGCAGCAAAATTATGAAAATGCGTTGCAGGTGTTGCGTCGATTTGTGCGCGGCGAGTTCGATGCAGAAATCGACCAGTATGCCAAGCTTGTCGAGCGCGGCGAGCCAACCGGCACAGCTTTGTTTGGTAGGGACGCAGACCCGACTGACGAGTTTCGCCTAATACGCAAAGCATCTGGCGAACTGTTTAATACAAACAGTGCCGCTGCAACCGAAGCGTTGTTGGATATGTTTCGTCAGGTAAAAAAAGATAAGGCGCCAAAGACTATAAACTTTACCGGCAACCTTATTGGATTTGGCAACGAAGCTACAATCGACGTATGGGCCGCGCGATATCTTAGAGATGCCGCTGGCCTGCCTCGCATACCGCCACCGGCAGAAAAAGCTGTGGCCGGAAAGCATCTAACCAAATCAACTTTGGAAGAACCACGAATAGGAAGCGAATTTGGTTTCGGTCAAAAAGTCTTTGCAGATGTCGCAGCAGAGCTAAATCAGCAGGGCCGCATCAAAGAGCTGAACCCAGACATTGGTGATCTTGGCCCAGATGATTTGCAAGCCGTAATATGGTTTTTAGAAAAAGAAAAATGGGCAAAAAATAATTGGACTACAAAAGCCGGTGAGGGTGGTAGCCTAGACTATGAAAGCGTTTTTGGTGGCTCGCCAGACCGTGCGCGTGCTGCCGAGCTGCGCTCTATAATAAACAGCGTGAACAGCAAGCCGGAAGATATAGCCGAAGCTCAAAAGGAATTAGCAACGCTTCAGGGTGAGCCTCAGCGCTTTGTAGCTGGAATTTCTCGTGAGCGCCCAGGCGCCGTGCCATCAAACATACAACAAAACGAGCTGGCTCAAGAGGTGTTAGCGCCCGTTATTAAGGACGACAAAGTGATTGGCGTTCAAGCAAATCCATCGCTTGGTGGGTTTGCTGGAGACCAAGAAAGAAATTTAAACTATGAGGTTGTAACGCAAACAGATTTTGATCCTACAGACATGACAAGAGGCATTGTTGAGGCTGGTCGAAAGTATGACCAGGATGCTGTTTTTGTGTCGCAGGTTGTGCCGGATGGCACTCCTGGCGCTAGGCCTGGCGTTGAGGTTTATTTCCGCGACAGGCAGGGCGTCAAATTTGCAGAAGAGGTTTTAAAAATTTTGCAAGAGCGTGGCGTAGACGGATACACCTTTGTTACAGACGCCAGACAGGCCGACAGGGCAAGTGTGCAGGCTCTTGGAGATGAGCTTACATCCGGCCTTACTGGCATCAGGTTCCAATATATTGCAGAGTTCGATCCCGACTTTGACGCCACACGCGCTCAAGACATTTTTGATGAAAAAGCGGAATTGTTTGGAGAAGTCATCAATGATATTGGAGAAATTGATGGCATAACATATGCAGACGTTGTACATTACAAAACAACTGTCTATGTAAACCGAGGCAGATCAGGAACGGAGTGGATCAATGGCGGCACAAGCTATGAAGAATACTTTGGAGGCTCAGTTGGAAAAGGAGCTAAAAAAGTCGCAAGGCAAGGAGACCTTTTTGGCGAAGCAGCTCCGCAGGCAAATCGCAGCCAAAAAGTCCGGCCAAACTAGCCGCGACCTGTATGTGACAGGTTCCTATAAAAGGGCGTAGCCAACGTCGCTAAAATCTGGCAATAATAAGTAATGTAAGGCGTCTTTCGGGGCGCCTTTTTCTTTGGGAAAATTTCATGGCAACACCAGACGAGCAAGCGCTCCGTGCAATGCGCACGGGCGGCGTGACCGAATTTGCCGACACCGATCCGCGACCCGACGATGGCCGCGTTCAACTGGCAAGCGCATTTGGCAGGTTTATATCTAATGTTGCTAAAGGCACGGCGCGCAAAGGCGAAATCGTGCCTGAGCCGCCCACAGAAAGATTGTTACCTGAAGGCGAAACGGTTGAAAGCGTACAGGAAAGGCTTGCGCCTCAAATGCTGTCGCCAGAAGGCCAGCGTCGTTTTGAAGAAGCTGGCGGCGATGCCGGTGTTGGCATTCAGCAGGCTACCGATCGAGAGCTGGAGGCTGGCGTCGAAACGGTGCCAGGGCCAGAGCCGGTCACTGCTGATGCCCCAGTCCAGGCAGCAGCTCAAGACGCGGTTAGAACGGTAGGGCGCGGTCTAGCAGACGAGGGCGACGCAGACGATCTAATCACAATGGTGACCGAGCCTGGCGTCGTGGATGACACGGTCGGAATTGATTTCAACTTTGGCAATATGCAGGGCGGCGAAGACATCAACCGCACGATCAACGCCATGTCAGAAATCATTGCTGACCCAACCGAAGCTGCCAAACGTGGCGTAGTTACCAATCAAGAAACCCTGGCGGCAGCCGACGAGCTGCTTGCTGACGAGCTGGGTTTCACGCGCGAGCTGCTACGAAAAAAACGCGGCACCTTGCTTAACAATGCTGAGATGACGGCAACCCGCATATTAATGCAAAGGTCTGGCGACCGGCTCGAAAAACTTGCGCGCGAAATCAAGGCTGGTGACGGCAGCCCCGCAAAGCTTGTTGAGTTTCGCAGACAAATGTCAATTCATGCTGGCATACAGATGAAGGCTAAGGGTGCGCAAACAGAAATAGCACGAGCTATGCAGGCTTTTAAAATACCGGTCGGCACAGAGGTTTCTGCTGAAAACCTAACTGCTATTCTTAATGATACAGGCGGCCCACGTTTGGCAGCCGATATGGCAACAGGATATCTTGACGCGCTGGAAGCTGGTGGGCGCGCAAACGCAAATAAATATGTGTCGGGCGCTTGGTATCAAAAAGCCGAGAGCGTTTGGTTTGAAGTTTACATGAACGGTCTTTTGTCGGCCACAACCACGCAAATGAAAAACGCAATAGCAACGCCGCTTTTTATGACCTACAACGCCATTGCTGATTTAGGTGCCGCAAGTGTCGGGGCAATGACGCGAGCTGGCGGTCGCGCTGTGGGCCGCGAAGGCGATCCCGATGGGATGTACTTTGAGGATGTGTTTGCGCGTGTGTACGGCTACAGCCGATCGCTTGGTGATGCTTGGGCAACTGCCGCCAAAACATTTAACGAAGAAACCCCGACAGATTTTTTGAACAAAGCAGAAGCGGCCACGCTGCGTGCTATTGACGCCGAAAATCTTGGCGTCACAAACGCCACTGCTGGCAGGGCGATTGATCATCTAGGTCGTATCATTCGCATACCTGGTCGCGGTCTGATGGCGGCAGATGACTTTTGGAGGGTGATTGCATCACGCGGCGCCTTGTATGAAGAGGCGGTGCGGCAAAACAGAAAATCAAAAGCGGCGGGGCGTACTGATGAAGAGGCGATGGATGACGCCATGATGGTCATGCTCGACCCAAAGTTTGTAAGCGACGAGATGGATGCCGCCGCGCGTTATAACACTTTGACAGACGATCTTGGCGACGGACTGCTTGGGCGGGGTACTAATTATTTACGAAGCCATCCGCTAGGTCGATTGCTGTTGCCATTTGCGCGTGTGCCGACGAACAGCTTTAAGCGAGTTGCAGAGGGGCATCCGTTAGTTCAAGCAGTTGGCGTCCTGTTTCCTGGCCGTAGCAACATCAGAGACACGCTGCTTGGCAAAAACGGCGCAAAGGCGCAACAGCGAGCGATAGGGCGCCTGGCGCTTGGCAGCGCAACAATGGCCTACATGCATGACCTGGCTATTAATGGTCGTATGACGGGTGCCTACCCAACCGATCCGCAATTGCAAAAGATGCTGCCGCCCAAATGGCAACCATATAGCATTGTGTTTCGCGGCAAAAACTTTCCGACTGACAAAGACGGTGATCCGCTGCCCCTATACAATCGCGACACCGGCCTGCCTAACGGCCCATTAGAATATATAAGCTACCAGGGCTTTGAGCCGGTGGGCGCGTTCTTAGGAATTGCGGCAAGCACGGCTCAGCATCAAATGATGTTTGTCGATCCGCAAGATCGGCTGGATTATTTTTCGGCAGCCAGCTTGGCGACGTTTGAGTATTTCAGAGACCTGCCAATGCTTCAGGGTGTTGGCAGCATTGTTCGCGCAATCCAGTATGAAGACCCAAGCATTCTGACAGACGGGACACTGGGTGGGACGCTCGGCCCAATACCATTGCCGTATAGCTCGCTAGTGCGTCAGATAAACAGAGTAAGCGATACAACCGTGAAAAAGGTGGACACGCCTCTAGAATATTACACCGTGGAGGATGTCCAGCGGTTGTTTGAAGAGGCGAAGGATAGTGATAATCCCTATAAAAGCGTTCCATATCAATTGGTAGGAACCGTCAAAAATTTCCGCGATATATCGTGGGCAAAAGGTTTTAATGACGTTGTCGTTAATGGGTGGAATACGCAGATAAGAAGCTTGCCTTGGGTTGAAGCCGCCGAAGAAAAATACGCATTTCAATATGACATGTTGGGTAACGAAAAAACCAAGGGTGCAACCTTTGACATTAATGCAATGGATGCAATTTGGAACACCCTTACGCCTTTTAAAATAACGCGCGGTGAGCCTATTGAACCGTATCACGCAGAGCTGCTCAGGCTTGGTGCGCCGCTGACGCCTAGCAACAAAAAGTATCAGATGCGAGGCATAAAGCTTAGCCCACTGCACCGGTCTCAGCTCACAAACATTGCAAAAAACGAGATTGTCCTACCGTTGCAGGTAAAGCGCCGAGGCAGGGTAATTACGAAACCTGGAATGTATCAGTTCAGAGATTATCTGCGTGTGCTGATTTCTAGCCCAGAGTACTTGCGGGACGACGACAGGGGTCGGATTAATCGCATCAAAAATGCTGAGCGCAGATTTTATGAACAAGCTTTTGACGTGCTTTTAACAAAACCTGGAGCGCAAGAGCTGGCCCACGCTGCTACGGAGCGTGAGGCTTTAAAGGCAATTCCCGGCATGGACAATATAATGAGGTAATCCATGACAGTATCTACGACAACATCTAAGGCCAGTGCGAGTGCAAATGGGACACAGCACAGTTTTGCCTATGGGTTCAAAATATTTGCCGACGCCGACCTGCAAGTAACTGTGCGCGCCGCTGACGGCACTGAAACATTAAAGACGCTTAACACACATTATATTGTCACCAACGCTGGCAGCTCGTCCGGCGGCAATGTCTTGTTTAAATTTAATACCGGCACTAGCTCTGACGCTCATTTCAGCAGCACAGACCAGCGCCCTCAGTCTGGCGAAACCGTTGTTATTAAGCGTGAGCTGACGCTGACCCAAGGCACAGACTATGTCGCAAACGATCCCTTTCCAGCAGAAAGCCATGAGGATGCGCTCGACCGGCTGACCTTTATTAGCCAGCAACAACAGGAGGAGCTTGATCGCACGATCAAGGCGTCCGTGACTAACACCATTAGTGGGGCAGAGTTTGCTCTGTCAGCGACCGACCGCGCAAACAAGGTTATGGCGTTTGACGGCTCCGGCGATCTTAGCGTGACGCAAGAGCTTGGCACGTTCAAAGGCAACTGGGCGGCAAGCACTGATTATGTTGTGCGAGATATAGTTAAAGACAGCGGCACAAATAACATCTTTATAGTAAACACCGCACACACATCTTCCGGTTCGTTGCCACTGACGACAAACACTAACAGCGCAAAATATGATCTCATTGTTGACGCTGCTTCCTCGACAACAGCTCAGACGGCTGCGGCGTCCAGCGCGTCAGCGGCCAGCACAAGCGCCACGGCGAGCGCAAATTCAGCTACGGCGAGCGCAAATTCAGCTACGGCGGCGGCCAGTTCTAGCACATCAGCGGCATCAGCTAAGTCAGCTAGCGAAACCGCGCGCGATGCAGCTCAAGCCGCACAAGCTGCTGCGGAAGCCGCCCTTGATAGTTTTACGGACAGTTATTTGGGTGCAAAGTCTAGTGACCCTAGCGCTGACAATGACGGGGATGCCCTGACAGCCGGTGACCTATACCTGAATACAAGCTCAAACACCCTAAAATTTTATACGGGGTCAGCGTGGGTTGCAATCAGCTCTGAGCTGGTGGACGACACCTCACCACAGCTCGGCGGCACTTTAGATGTTAATGGCAACACCATCGACATGAATGGCAATGAGCTTATCTTGGACGTTGATGCCGATACAAGTATCCATGCTAATACCGACGATCAAATCGATTTTCGTGTTGGCGGGTCAGACAAACTTGTTTTGTCTGCCACGCTAGCTGACGTTAACGCAAATCTAGACGTTAGTGGTACTTATACTGGCGGTGGCCTCATGACCACTGGCGGTAACATCGTAATCCCTGATGCTGGAAATATTGGCTCAGCCAGTGACACTGACGCAATCAGCATTGGCGCAGATGGTGACGTAACACTTACCCAAGATCTAGAATTAGCACATGATGGCGCAACACTTTCTTTTGGTGCTGATAGCGAGATTTTTATTGAACACGTTGCAGATAGCGGCTTGACGCTAAAACACACTGCCACCGCAGACGATAAGCCAGTAAATCTTACGCTTGCTACAGGCGAAACGGATATGGCAGCCAACGATGTCATAGGTAAAATTAGCTTCCAAGCTCCTGACGAGGGAACAGGCACAGACGCAGTATTAGTATCAGGTGCTTTGCAGGCTAGGGCAGAGGGAGACTTTAGCTCTAGCAGTAATGCCACATCACTTGATTTTATGACTGGTTCTTCCGAAGCCGCTACAACTAAAATGACCCTGACATCGGCGGGTAGTTTGGGTATTGGTACAACGGCACCGGATGCATTATTAGATTTGGCTTCCAATGGTGTGCCTTTGGAAATAGACAGTCTAAATAGCAATGCTTTCAAAATGCAATTTAAGGATGCTGGCTCGGCAGTCGCATTTTTTGGCGCATCAGCAAATACGTTTTTCTTCGGTAATTCTTCTGCCGCGCAACTTGCAAGAATTGACAGTGATGGAATAAAGTTTGGCACAGATAGCGCGGCGGCAAATGGTCTGGGAGACTACGAAGAAGGAGAATGGCAACCAGTTCATGGTGGAAATAACATGGTTACAAGCGGTAGGACTAAATATACAAAAATTGGTCGCGCTGTTTTTTTGGTTATTGACGCAACATCTGCTAGTGGCTCATCGGCCACGCAAATAATTAGCGGGTTACCGTTTACACCGGATGGTTCATTTGGCGCAGTGCATATAGCTTTCACAACAGCCGATGGCATTCAGGGTGGTTACATCGGTAACGTCAATCCCCAGATTAATTTAGTTCAAGCTGGAACAAACAGCAACGATACTTTGAATTCTGGCACGCGCATCATAGGTACTGGGATGTATTTTACAGCATAACCCGTCTGGAGGTGGGACAGCCCAACTACTATAGGAGATAAAAATGGCATTAACTAAAGAGTTTGAATATGACTGTGAAGTTCGTGGCGAACACAAAAACGTCCAAGTTCGCAAAGCAACAATCGTCAAGGATGATGGCGCAGAAATCAGCCGAAACTATCACCGACACGTTCTGCACTGCCGGACAAAGTCTGGTGACACTTGGGGTGACACAGATATTTCTGGCGAGGATGTAACCGTTCAGGCTGTATGCAATGCGGTTTGGACGGATACCGTTAAGTCTGCTTACGAGACGTTTATGGACAGTCAAACAGGGCCAGCATAATGACAAGCAAAGCAAGACAATTAGCACAATCCGCAAGCGCACCTGAAGGTCGTAAGAATGTTGTGACGAATGGTGCAATGCAGGTGGCACAGCGTAGAACATCGGAAACAGGAATTGGGGTTTCTGATATTAGAGCAACCATAGATGGGCTTCCTATAACTGTGCCACTTGACCCAACCAACCGCCACTACGCAGAAATCCTACGCCAAGTAGAAGCTAGCACACTTACAGTTGAGGACGCAGACTGATGGCAAAACCTACCGTGCAATCCGTCCAGGCTCAGATCAATACGCATGAGGCTGTTTGCGCTGAACGGT